CATTATTGCTGTCTCTGGTGCAGCATCTTTTATCTTTTTAAATTCATCAGTCCAATCAACGCCTTTAATGTTGCTATCAAATTTACTAGCAGCCCATTGAAACGTTGGTTCTACTAATTGTTGTGCAGTTGTAATTGCACCTAATGCACCAACTTCTACTGCAAAGTTAGCTGCAAGTCTGCCACTTGTGCTACCTATATTGGTAAGCAAATTGGTTAGACCTGGTACTTTACCTTCTATAAAGTTTCTGCTTACAAACTGTAATGCAGTATCTGGAACCGCAGCAGCAGCACCTACTAATGCTGCCTTATCTCCATCCATTCCAGATTCACGTAATCTGCGAGAGTTAGCACCTGTACTTGCAGAATATGCTAATGCAATACCGCCAGCATTAGATAACGCTGCGATTCTTGGTAACATATCAGCAGACTTTAATACTGCTTCACCAATCAAACTAGACGACTTTGCAGGATCTACTTTGCCTGTAAGTACATCTTGTATCTGATTCTTAATATCGTTTTCTTTATCTTCTTCTCTATATGCCTTGTTAATATCAGATTTAGGATCTAATGCTTCAGGCATAGCTATTGGTGCAAAAAGTCTAGATAGCTGGCTAAATCCTTCAGCAGCATCTACACCTAATTGACCTATACCACGTTCTAAACGTTCTGATACTTTTTGCTCAAATCCTTTTGCTTGTGGTTTAATTCCACGAGAAGCTACAGATAAAACAAACGGAATATTTTCTTTAGGTACGGTTTTAAGATTAGTTACAAATTCTTCGTATGCTGCTTCAGCTTCTTTTTGTTTATCTGGAGCAACACCATTTCTAGCTAATTCAAAATACCTTCTACCTGGATCTATAGCAGCACCATACTTTTGTGCATTATCCTGAAAGTTCTTCCAAGCATCAGATGCAAATTGCTGATACTTATCTACGTGCTCTGGATCGTAACCATCGTGACCTTCAAGTAACTTTTGTTGTGCAGCGTAAGCATCTGAAAAGTTAGATGTTTTAGTAAATTGATCTGCCATGCCATGAGCCATCTCATTAAGCATGATGTTTTCATTCTTTTCTTGTTTTAATTTACTTTTAGCTAAACCAAAAAATGTATCGCTATCAACGTGATCCATTTTAAATACCTGCTTAGAATAAGCATCTTGATACAAACCAAGATGATCTGATACTTCTTGTACAGGTTTGTTAAAACGATCAGCTAAAAATGAGGTTGCAGCTATACGGCGTTGCAACGTTCTTGGCATACCAGTTTGCGATAGATTTTGTTTTATTCTATTTCTATCATCTGCTGGTAATTTTGCAGCAAATTGATCGCCTTCTTCAAAAAGGCTATCCATGTTTTGCTTATAAGAATCTGGAAGATCAGTCTCGTTTGTCGTCATAACCTGTTACTTCTCCAGAATCTTGTTTAATTGCTCTACCTGTATCTTTACTAACAGGCATTATAGAATTTACAGTAGCAGGTGATGCAGATTGTGTATCAACAAATTCTATCTGTTGTTGTACAGTTGCACTAGGATTTTGTTTTCTAAATTGTTCTAAATTAGCACCAATAATAGAAAAAGCCTTTGCTGCATTTCTAGCTTGTGCTTCATTTGCTGGTTTGCCTTTGACCATCGATATGTTTCCAAGCAATCCTTTGTTATAAATCGCAGAAAGATATTTAGTAGCAGCAACTCCGTTTTCTGTAGAATCAGGTTTCTGATTATACATTTTGTTTAATTGTTGTCTTAGAAATTGTTGTTCGCTACCAGAGTATGCAAGTAACTTTGTGCTTAATTCAGCAAAGTTTGTATTCTTTGGATCATCTTCCCTTGAATACATATTAATCTGTGTAAGCAAATCAGCATATTTAATTTGGTGATTTGGATCAGGAGTTAAGCGATTACGTTCTTGTTTAATGTACTTTGCTTCACTGGCTTTGATAACGTTGCTTTTAACTAAGCCATCTATTTCTTTATCGCCTACAACTTCACCTGATTGCATACGCTTAATAATATCGTCTGTTTGCTGTACACGATATTTGTTGGCTGCAATTTCTGCTTTGTTAATTAACTGTATTCTATCAGATGGCGACATCTCAGGTAGATTTTTATATACCTTAAATCCATCTTTATCTTTAACATCGTTACCGTCTTTATCTTTTACGGTTTCTTTTAACCAATCTACGCTTTCTATTGGTTGTTGATTAATACGAGCATCAGTCATGTTTCTGTATGCCGTAGTTTTAATATTTTCAAATTCAGATTCTTTTTGTTCTTTTGATAAAGCGTGATTATCTACAGCATACTGTAATGCTGCTTCAGCAGATGTAAGATCACCTTTATTTGCATAAGATTGTGCAGTAGTTAAAGCGTGTAATTTAGTGTTACTTGCTTGCTGAAGTAATTGACCCATTTTTACTTCGCTGCCTGTTTTTACATTCCAAAGCTCAAGTTTGTTGGTCAGTAATTTTCTCGTTTCATTATCAATATTGGGATCAGATAGAACTTGGTTTTTTGTAATTTGAACCATTTGTTCATGCTGATTTTCCCAATCATTAGAATCTGGCATATCTTTCAGTTTTGCTCTGAAATCATCCATATTCCTAGTCATAGCTATATCCGCTTTGAATACAGCATCTGCCTGTCTATTTTCTTTGATTTTTTGACCTACCTGAGAAAACAAATCACTTGCTGTTGCACCTGCACCTGCGAGCAATTTACCAGAGGCCATTGCAGCTTCACGAAATGGGCCAGCGTCAATCTTAACACCTGATGTTGGTGTTTGAACTTCAGATCCTTGTACAATAGGTAAAGCCATAAAATCAACCTCCGCCTCCTGTTTCCATTGCACTGTATGCTTCTGCTGTATCTGGTACTCCACCGCCAGCAGGTGTACCTGCACCTAAACCACCACCAAAAGCCATAAATGCCATACCTGCCATTTTAGCAGCACCGTCTATTAAGGCTAAATTACCAGCAGTACGATCTGCTTTAGCACGAGCTTGACCTTCAGCAATACCAATAGCTGCTTGTGAATATAAAGACTGTTGTTTCTGTTGTGCGTTAACGTATTCTTGTTGGATCTTTTGTTCCATACGACCTGCGTTAACTATCTGTGCATGAAGTGGAGATGCAGATGTTGATAGCACACCTGCTGCTGCATAAGACGCTGCCTGTTGTGAAAGATAAACTGCATCTTCCTGACGCTGCGTGCGTATGTTTTGCAGTGTATCTAAATCTATCTGTTGTGCTTGTACACGATCAACTTGAGCGTTGTGTTGTGCAGTTGCTATATCTACGGCTGCTGCCGACCGACTAGCTTTATATTGACCGTATGCACTTATGCCAGTAGCTACGGCTGAAGCTCCTGCAAAGATTGCTGGTAATGCTGGTGCTATAGGCATAATTATTTAGGACGGCTTTTTCCGTAAGTTACATGAGGTTCGCCTTGTAAATCAATATAGCCATCTTTAGCCATGATTCTGGATTCCCCCGAATTAGGTTTAACAAATGATAATACGCAGGGACTACCATTGTCCCATGCAATTTTCTCTAAATGAGAGTAAAGTGCTTTTACTGCTTTAACTAAATCCTTTGATAATTTTGCTACAGGATTAGTCGTGGTAAACTCAATTACTGAGATGCCACCAATTACACAATAAAGAAAACTTGCTGCTACTGGGTTGCCATCAACTTCAGCAATAAAACCAGTTGCAGGTAAAAATACTTCTGGAGGCATAACACCAACGCCATGAACTTCCCACCATGACCTGATCATGTTGTAATCTTCTGAACTGTAAGGTCTAATGGTCATGGCGTAGCTATTACCTCGTACTTAATAATAACGGCTAATACGGTCAACGGCAATGCGTCAGAACCTGTAACTATGATAATAGGGTCAGTATCAGGTGTCAGGTTTAACTGAGGCGTTATACGTATATCGGTAGGTGTACTGATAAAATTAGACTGTGGGCTAGCAAATGGATTAGCCAAGTTACCATAAGGTATAGGTACTGGTAAGGCTAAATAACCGCCATAAGGCTTCCAGTTGGTAGGATCTGAAGGCGGTGGTACTGCACTAGCTACCCCAGTGGTTATAACCTGATAATAGACCCCATTATAGCTAACTTGTGATCCTTGGCTATAAGGTTGTAGGCTAATCCAAGCTGCTGGGCCAGATGCTTTGTTTGCTATGTTACCGCCTAAACTGTTCCAAACCCTTATAAATACATCAGAGATTTGCTTTACAAGCCCTTGAGTGTTGCCAGCCCTAGCATCACTATCATAACGCATAGCTTGGGCCGTATAAGTAATAGGAAGGCCAACGTTGACCACGCTAGGACTTGTAGCGTATGGAATCGTTATTGTTCCATAATCAGAACTTGTATAACCCACCTGTATGGGTCCAAAAGCATAACCATCTGCCAAGCCCACAACCCAACGACCAGCAAGGTTCCCAAGGCCAGAAACCACGTTTGACACATTGTTTGTGACTGTGATTCCTGAGTCCACGTAAAAGGCATCACTAACATTAGCCACTGAGTTATTTGGTGCAGAACTCCATTCTTGCTCCCAGTTGTTTGGGTTGATTCGTTCAATGTAGTTTTGTCCATAAGTATATGGAGCTACGCCTAACCAATTAGTATGATCGTGATCTGGCGGTGTATTAGATTGTACCGAGTAATTAGGTGCAGGAGCTATACAAACATAGTTATTGCCGTTATAGCTTACCATGTTGTTAAAGGCATAAACATCACGGTTAGAATAATAACGTGTGCCATTATTCCAAAGCGGTGGTGTAGTATAACGATTAGCTACTACCCAGACTTCATCGTCTGCATATCCTTTACCGTAAACAACAGCAACTGATTGAAAACCAACGTCAGGTGTATTAAAATCAGGAGTATTGCTATTAGTACCTGTAGTATGCCTATGCCAGCCAAATACATTTTGCTCCATTTCATAGGTCATACCGCATAGCTGACCTTGCTGTGTAACAGCCCATAACTCGCTTTGACCATGCCACATTGGTTGATAGTCTAGCTGTACTATTCCTGTATTAAATAAATGACTGGAATAAGTAGTTAGGCTTTGGCTCATGTATTTCTCAGTATAAACCGAGAATAACATCTGCCTTATTTGATTAGCCTGACGTTGTAGGAATAAAACGCCATCACCTACGACTAATGGATTAACGCCAAAAATAGAACCCCATGTGGAATGTTCTGTAGCTGAAATTGATGTTGGTGTAATAGCACCACCTGTAGATGAACCAGCAGAACCAGCACCGCCATTGACTACCCATTCAGCACCAGAGAATCCTGCAAATAAATTGTTTTGTGCTACAAGCCAAACTATAGGACCACGACCTGGTGCGTTGAGATCAAATGCAAAAGAATCTGTAGCTTGTGTTTGATCACCTAGAGCGAAATTTTCAATGTCGTTGGTGACGCTGCCCCATATACGTTGCGGTTGGTAGGCGGACGAGGCATATATAATGCGTTGCTGATATGAGGCAACTGCCTGTGGGTATCCACGATAGTCCGACCAAGCACCTTCGCTCCAGTATTCTGTAGTTGGACCTTCTGGGGACCAATGAGTGCTGTCGGCTGGAGGGACCGTGCTGCTCGTAACGTTGGAAATACAGACGAAGTTTTGAGAGCCATAATTGACTACAGTACCAGTAGTGTAAGCAGTACCAGATACCCATAATGCAGCTAGTGGTGCGTTATCATAAAGCTGCTGAATTACATTAGCTGTAGCCGTATATGGTCCTGTAACACCTGTAATTTGAACTAAACCATATAAGAACCCATCTTCAGCTTCTAATACGATACGTGGGTTTGTAGCACCTGCTGTTGTAGGTGCACTAGAACTTAAAACATTAATTCTAAATAAAGCAGGTTCTTGTGCCGTACCTGTAATATCTACGTTACGATCAGATGCACCAGATACGCTACGTACTGCATCCCATGTTTGACCGCCATCCATCGATCTTTCGATGTTAAATTGTGCGTTCCATACGCCGTATGTGTGTGCTTCCCAAGCACCATAGATTTCTATTTGCTGAGAATAACCTATAGGAAACGGTGCTGAAGGTGTTGATGCGTCTATTTCAACAGATGATGAACTACGAAGTGTAGCAATTTGCCAATAAGAATTAACATGGCCTTGATTGCTACCACTAGGAGCTTGGAATATAGTTACTAATTCCCAAAGCCCAGCAGCTAAATCAGCAGGAAAACTTGGCGATGAATTGTTTTGTATTAAACATTGATAGATATTACCGCCATTAGAAACGGTATTGCCTACCTCATAAAAATTATATGAAGTCCAAGCTGGTGCATTAGCCGTTAAAGTAATAGCACCACTGGTTGAACTTGCTGTTAAAGTAGTCTGATTTGCGTTCTGATCTAACAATGCAGGCGTTAAAAACTGCACTTCTTTCATTACCCAATCAGTATCTGAATAACGTGTCAGACTATAAACTGGGTAATCAGGATGCGTAATATACATTACGTCATTAACCTGACAGAAAGCTAACTTCCAAATATCTGTTGAATATGGAGAGGCAGTTAAACCAATGTTATTAGTCGTGTATGATGCCTGATATGGTGAAGGAACTTCTAAAATAGTCTGCTGAATAAAACGACTTGGCTGGTAAACAGGATCTACAGGAGCATAACCAGCAATAGTAACATAATAAATTAAACTATTAGTTGGTGATGTAATATAAGAACCTGCTGCGTATGCAGTAGATTGTCCTGCTGTACCAGTTCCTGTACCTGCGTTAGTTGCAGTAAAGGCAATACCAACTGTGTTACTAGCAGCACCACACAATGTAAAATCGGTAGTACCTATTGATTCAATTACGTAAACTACACCTACGTTGAAGTTACCTGCGGTGATTATTGTATCAGCAGGGTCTGCCCATACTGGAGCAGAGCTTACGTTAACTTGCTGACCGTTGCTATAAAAACGTATGTATTCGTGACCAAATTCTAAAATGAATGTTGTGTCAGGACTATAGATAAACTTTTCAAGCCTTGTGGCATAATTGGTAATTGTTGTTACGCCACCAACTGTATGCGAATATGAACCAGATTTAGCAGCAGCAATAAACTGTGTCCCAGGTCTCCTAGTGACTGGTCCCTGTTTATAAGGGATCATGTTCACCATCTGCCTAGATGCTGCTCTATATTTCTCTTGGTCAACTCGTGCGTCTAGCTTTGGGCTAAACTCACCACCAGCGAAACTAATTTGGCTGTCGATTGATTTAGCCATTGATAAAGTACCAGCGTGCTGCAACGAAGCGTGAGGAATTTACAGGAGTGAAACGTACAGGCAATCTTTCGCCTGCGTTCTTGGTCATAGCATGAGACAATGTTTGCTTATAAATAGCGAGCATTGCTTCTTCCATTCTACCGCCATCTTGACGTAATGGTGTAGCAATATTTGAAGCTAGTTTATAAGTAACACAATCTACAAAAAGTGGATCCCAACGTGTAGTATCTTGATTGTTTGATACGTACTTAATTGAGGTCTGTTGAGTATTTGTGAATATTAACTGACCGTTAATTTCATACTCATCTGAATCCATATTACCATAGGTTTCATCGTTTGATCCTTGGTTTACTGAATCAAGTAATATGAAGTCACTAGGAAGAGCGAAAGCGTAAGGCCAACCACTAGGATAACTGGATCCGTCTGGATACCCACCGAACGCATTGTAGTCTGGGTAGTCCGCTTGGACGAGAACACCTGTTGTAAGATCGTTAGTAAAATTACCTGTCGAAGTGTAAGCGTACTCAGTAGTGTAAATGGCGTTGCCATAAGATAAATAAACGTTGGCAGCGTATGATGTATAAGGTGCCCAAGGTATTGATGGAGGCGTTGGTGCTGTAGATGGTAAAGGAAGCTGTGGCACTTCATTTAGTACCGCAGTCGTAAGCAAACAATTCCAACGAGTAGCACGAGCTACTGACTCAAATGCTATTTGAAAATTACTGTTACAAACAATCGCAGACGGATTGGTAAGATCGGTAAGTGATTGGATAGATTGTGCACCAATCTTTGCTAAAGCTAGGTTAGCAATATCCGTAGGTGATAATGTTGTAAACATAGAAAGTAAAAAGCCCGATAGTCACGTCGCCACAACGCAACTATCGGGCAGGTTTTAATTACGTCAAACCACTAACCCAATTAGTTATTGGCGATTGTATCGAAGCGGAAGGCGATTGTAGCACCTGCTGCTGGAGTGACCAGAGTAGATACTAAAGCCTGTAGCCAGCAATCTTCTGATACGTAGTAATTTGTCTGACCGTTCAGATTACCACCGTTTGAAGATACATTAGCGTTAGCTGATGCAATGCTTACAGCAGTTGAATAGCGTGAGCTATTTGCTTGCCAGTGTGTTGAATCTGAGTGAGGAGCAGTCGAACCACTTACGGCAGAGATACATGTATATGTTGCATAAGCTGGAGTAGCTGTTGCATCTAATACTACTGCACCTACTGCATACGAAGTGCCTGATACCCAAGTTGGAGCTTGGATTACGACGTTCGTATTTGGAAGGACCATTGGATTTACGATAGGTAAAGTTGTTACTAAACCTTGATCGTTATCGCCGATTGCTACGGTGAAAGTCGCACCAGGAGCTGTTGCACCTGTTGAGATATGACCGTTAGGGTCAAGAGATTGACCCGAGTTTAACAATGCAATGTTGATGATGTCGCCAGCAGCTTCACTACCTGTCATTGTGTAGACAGCAGTGATTTTGCTTAGACCTTCAAGCGTTGGATTGTTTTGTGTGCCAGGTTGAGGAGTTAACATTCCAAGACCTGATTGGCCTGGGAAGTTTACGCCTTGTTGCTGATTTGTTGCTACGTCTGTGTACCAGATAGCCATGTTAGTTATCTCCTATGTTAAGGGTTATACGGATTCGTCGCAATTTACTTGGACGACACCCTTTTCTTCTAAGCGAGTAGCATCCATTAAAAGTGCAGTACGCACTTGAATTGCATGGCTTTGCATTGGAAGAATATCGATGTGTGTACGTACATCTTCGCCAATACCCATTAAGAGGAAGTCTTTTTGGTAAGCGACGCAGGTACGGATTGTTGTTGAACCAGCTTGGTAAGGAACCAACTGAGTACGAACGAAATGGAAGCCCATGAAGTCACGGATCATACCGTCACGTAGAGCACGCACATCGTTATAAAGTACGCTGTTAACTTGATCAACGTTTGTGATTAAGTTGTTTAATTGCTTTGCAGAATAAACAAATACACGGCCCTCTTCTTTAACGTCATTGCTATCCATGATATAGGATGTTTGCGTTAATTTAGCGAGCTGTAAACCTGAGTTTGCAGAGCCTGATCCATAAGTAACACCAACTTGCTGTGTTGAAGGCAGCGTTGTAGCTGTTGTTCCTTGAGCACCAGTATAGTTTGTGCCTAATAGAGCATTGATAAGAATAATATCCTTCTGTCTGTTAGCAGCGATAGCGTGTTGCTTTGCTGTTGGAGACTGTGGGTCAGGGAGCTGACCAAGAAGGATATGATCGAAGTAGTCGATCCAAGTTGTTTTATCGTAAGGACGAGGACGTACCCAACGGAAAAACGTAGGAATGTCAGATGGTTCACTCTTTTGAGCACGAGCAGTGATCTGACGCAGAGCGTAAGATTGATCACCGATTTGATCGTATCTCTTTTGATTACCATTTACATTGTCTGAAGTGTACATCCCTGCGAGACGGTGATCGACCTGTTGGGCCATGATTTCACGCCAAATGTCGTCGAACGCTGTCTCGTAATGGGGAGGTAGTGAGAATATTGCACCAGCCATGAGAGTATTATAATTGAGGTTTTGTACAGCGATATGCCGTACGGATTGTACGTTCGCTCCTCGGTTGTCCCAAATGGGATCGATCATCGAACACTATTGTTCGACAAATGATCGGGTCAGCTTTCGCTGGTTCTCCTCTGTTCGTCTTTGGGCATAAAAAAGCACCTGACCGTTAAGTCAAGTGCTTAGTATCATGAACTAAAGAAACAGATTATATAGCAGTTGTACGGCTTGCTTCGTTCCAAGTTGTGCCATCGCTACAGAAAGTAACAAGAATAGCTTTTGATGCCGTTCCTGTGACTGTTCCTGTAACACGGAAACCTGTTGAGAAAGTAATTGTACGTGCTCCAGAAGAATCGTTGTTAATTTGAATAACAAGACGTGCACCAGCTTGTGGTACGTATGCAGCAGTTAATGTTGAGTTACCAACTGCTGAAGTCGTGTTAATAGCAATAAAACGTGTGCTCTGTAAGTATGGTGCTAATTCGATTGAAGAAGCATAAGTAGGAGTAATACCAGTTCCTGATACGCCTGCTACGGTTACTCCAGAACCTGTGATCTGTGCTGTAAAGTCTGGATTTGGTGAAAATGCTGTATTTTGTGCCATGTTGTAAGTTGGGGGACGAGGGTTAACTTAGGAGATGTTCTGGTATTGTCAATGCCTCACCATCAATAACACCATTGATATCACGTAAGCGACCACAGATAAACATATTACCCTCATAAATAAATTTCTCACCCCATGATTCGGACACATGAATAATGCTTCCGACAGGTGCCATTTCTTTAGATAAGGGTCCAGATCCTACTACAACGCATCTAAAATGCGTTCTTAGTGCTTGTTGATAGTTTGGTGGAATGATCAGCAATCCTTGTTTATTAGTTTCCTCAACTGGTCTGGCAATCAAGTTGTCCTTTAAAGGACGTGGTATTTTCATCTTCATTATCTCATTCCTCTCTTACCAGCTTCTTCCATAAGAGACTTGTAACGAGCCTTTGCCATAGCGTTTTGAGGACTAGACGAATTGTAGAAGGCATCGTATAGAGGATTAGATTTATTATGAGCAATATCACGAGCTTCAGCTAATGGGTTGTTGCCCATGCCAGCCTTAGCTTCACCAGATACAAACTTATCTTCCATTGTGGTCATAGCATGACGCATAGCCATTAAGAATACATTGCTGTTCTTCATTAATGTTTGATGCTCTGGATTCTGCATATCTAAACCTAAACGCATAGCACCACGCTCTGCTAATTCTTGTGCTTTGGTTAACGGAATATTCTCGTTACGCAGGGTTGCTTCTAAGTTTTTCTGCTGAGTAGCAAAGAAATTCTTTTCGTATTCTGCTTGTGCTGCAACTTGCTTTTGTAGCTCTGCGGTTTGTAAAGCTACAAGATCTTTAAGCATCTGCGGTGATGCACTATATTTGTGAGCAATTTCTGCTGCACCCTTAGCTAGGGACTCATTCCAAAGTTCATTGGCTATGTTTTCTGGTTTTGTGATGCCATAGTCTTTGGGATCTTTAGGTACTCCGTTTATAGAATCGAGGAGTGCCTTGCGTTCCGCTACAACTTCAGGTGCAGCATTAGCTGGTAAAGGTGCTAGACCTTTTTTACCAGCAAGTGTTTGCTGATTAGCCATCACTGTTAATACATCATCAAACGTCTTTTGACGTGCTAATGTATTCTTAAGCGATGTGTGGTGTTCGGGTAAATTGTCTAATGCTTTATGGTTTAGTGTACCATCAGCATTAATAAAGCTCTTATAAAATGGTTCTTTAACAGCAGACGCAGTTGTCTGTGTTGCAGGTGCAGTTTGATTAAGAGCAGGTACGTTTGCTTCTACTGGCGTAGGAGCTAGATTCAAAGCAGGAGCAGATCCACCAGCAGGTGCATCGCCTGTGATTGAATCATACAAAGGCGTGCGTGGGATCATGTGGTTTTAGTTTTAACAGCTTTAACTTCTTTATCTATTTGTTCTGTTTCTTTTACTACTTCCAAATGCTCTTTTCTTTCTTCAAACATAGCTAACGCTAGTTTAAATGCCATAGCTGAACAGTCTTTGTAATCTTGTTCACGAGAGAAATCAAATTTCTCACGAAATGCTACCATAGCAGAAATTGCTGCTTTATCTTTAAAATCTTGATCGCTCATAGGTCATCGTCTCCATCTGTGATTGAATTGTTACCGACTATTTCGTCTTGCGTAAATACTATCGAACATTTGCGAGTACCAATTAATTGGTCATCTAATGTTACTACGTGCATCTCGTAATTGATTGCACCTGTACTCCACGTCTTTGCACCTTGCTGAATTTTCTCAAGGTTGTTATCATCTGCCGTATTACGATCATCACGAATAATAGGAATCAGACGTTTTACAGTAGCTCTACGTGGTTCACCGTACTGATCTAGTAACACACCAAAACGTGCATAGAATTGTTGTGGCTTATATTTCAATTCCCACTTGTTAAATGCCTCATCATCTTCACCGAGCAACTTGTTACGTTTAGGTGGTGGTGGTGTATTAGCTTTAACTTCATCACGCTTCTGACCTTTGATGCTAATTTCTTTAATCTTACGTTCAGAAACCTGACGACCATCTCCAATAGTACCAATCAATACTGAAATACGTTGACCGTGCTTTGCAGATATTTCTTTGGATTCATACTGTAGATGACCAGTTTCTTGGTCATACGTAGCAAGCAGGGTTTGTTTACCTCTGCGATTATTGACTATCTTACCGTCGTCCAAGAGTTCAAACTCTGGAGCTGCTGTAGCATCTGGCATATATTACCTTTTAGTTATGGGTTGTGGCTTTGGTTCTGTAACCTTTTGAGAAAGTTGTAACTGTCTTTCAATCACTCGTAGTATTGAAGATGCACCATCACGATGTGCTGCTGCTAATGCAATCTTGTATCCGTCTGCTTCTGAAAACTGAAATATGTTTCCGCTTTCACCTGCACACCTGCGTAGATGTTCTATAACATCATTCTGTGCTTGTGAGCGGTGTCCTTCGATACCAATAACCTGCAAGAAAGAATCTGCTATCCTTCCTTGCTCGATTTTGGTTTGTGCTAGTGGGTCTGTCTTATCAAGTGTGGCTTTTGACATTATTGGGTTTATTGCTGCATGGCGTTCTTAGCAGCATCTTGTACGAAATCAGGTGATCCACCTAATCCCTTACCAGCTTTACCAAGTTGTTCAGCAGCTTGGAGAGCCTGTTGTTGCTGTTGTAACTTCATGCGTTGTTGACGTATTGCTGCAACGGAACGTTCATCTCGGAATAAATCTGCGTTCATTCCTGAGTTCATGGCGTAGTTCCGCATCATTTTATCTAAATCAAAGTTATCTGCCACTTCTGGCTTGAATTGCATAATAGGCTGTAAGAACTGTACTGCTTGTTCAGTACCACGATTCTGTAATGCCTTTAATGCAAGACTGATTCTGCTTGTAATTGTGATTTCAGGTAAGGCTAAACCTTTTGTATTAACACCAGATTGTACAAGTAATGACTCTGGAGCCTGACCAAACTTACCCTGACGATATAAAATACCAAATACTCTGCGTAGTAATGGGTTTAAAAATTCTGTTACACGGCGGTCAAATACTGGTGTGAACTGTTCTAGTTTTTCTGCAAGACGCTGCGAGATTTCATAGGCAGTCATCTTCTTATCAATAAGAGGATCTGAACCTAGCATCTTAAACATAGGAACGAAGAACGCTTCGTTAATCATTTCCTTCTTATTAGCGATTAACTCCATGCCCATCTTGTAATCGCCTATTGTAGCCCATTCTGCTGGCCTACCATTGGGTTCGTTGATATCCCAAGTAGTAACACCGCCTGCACGTAAATCAACGTCACCATCAAGGTTTGAAGGCACTAGAATACGTGGGTATGCTTTTAGTTCTGCTAAAGCATCTGTGTATTGTGTGATGTAATTGATCTGACGTACATCTGGTAATGCTAAGTAAGCAGGTGAATATCCCCAAGGACTATCTGTACCCCACTTTGAGAAACGGCTTACAAGGTAAGGCATTTCATCATAGCCACCAACACTAACGCACTGACTGAAATCCATTGAGATATAAACAGATGCTATTGGTTTATTAGCACCGTCTTGTCTCTCAGGTAAGCGTGATGAATCTTCACGAGGGAATACTGCGTGTACAAACTTAAAGTCACGATCCATTCCCTTACCGCCTTTGACTGCTTGCTGCATCTTTTCAGGCAGATTCTCCTCACCAAACATCTGTATAGCTTGGCGACCTGTTAATTTAAATTCACGACGTACTGTATCAACAATACCTTCATCATTTTCTTCGATGGTATATGTTCCTACTTTTGTATTACGGAAATTGAGTGAAGCAGTTTTACCTTCTTCACAGAAAATACAATCAGTACCAAAGATGCCTACGTGTAAGTAACCAATGTTTACAACGGAATAAAAGTTAGAACGAGCTAACTCCTGCATGGTAATATCACTGGCACGGCCTAACCAAATAGCAGCATCATCACCTTCCTGACGCATTGGCATCGGTGGTTCAAATTGTGCCCACGGTTCACTTGATGGTGTTAGCCAATTACGTTGACCAGCAGCCATTGTTTGTGCTGCTAGAATTGCGGTCGTATCAAAAATGCGGTCTGTCCAGCCTGTTACACCTTCGGTCTTAGTAACGTTGATATCAGACTCTTGAGGTAAAAAGTATTGAGAGATCGTTTGCCAATCAGAATCGAATATAGCTGAACGCTTGCTGCGTCCAGATTCGTACTTGTTTAGCTGCTCCTTGGCTAATAGATCTGTTGCCATGTGTTATCCTAACTTTGGGGTAGTAGCAGTTGGGGCAGTTCCAGCACCTGGCATACCTTTGTAACCGCCAGTATCACCAGCGAATACGGTTTTCTTGATAGATTTTTTCATCAAGTTCTGCTGTGCAACATCTTGCTGTGCCTGTATGACCTCTGCTGATGATGTAGTCACAGGTGGTGCAGTCACTGGTGTTGGTGCTGCTTGTACTGCTGCTGCTGGTGATCCTCCGCCTGCCATAGTATTAAGTGGTTAAAAATTGTGCTAAACGCTGTAAATCTTCAGTTTTATAGAATCTTAGCTCCCTTTTATTGTCAATAATGCGTTCAAAAGCTATCCAAGGGAGTGGAAATGGCATGGAATTGAAGGCTTTTGTCATGTTTCCAGACATGGCAAATATGTACCAACAGTCAGAATCTTGTGTATCAAATACGTGTTCGCAGTCTGCTATTTCGTTTGGCGGTGCATAACGACGGCAATTCTTGCCCATCATAAAGTAATCTGGAGTATTAAACACAAAACCGTTACGTAAATGCCATTCAAGATAGTCCGCAAATGGTGCTTCTTGTGGCTTTTTGAGGTAAAATTCTACCATTGTATCGTATGGACTCATGGGAAATAAGTAGGCGTTGTATTCTTTGTAGGCGGATTAGTTGTGCCTGATAGGTATAGATTACCTGAGCCACCTACTAGAGTTGATGATGTTAAACCGCTATTAAGGTTATATGTAGGTGCAGTCTTACCCCATACAATAGAATTACCCATTACAAAAGTTTGTATCTGACCATCTACAACTATTCCGTATGTAGGTGTATAGTCGCTATAGCCTATGCCGTTCCATTGAATGTTACCTGTTAACGAGCAGTTGCTAATCATTAACGCCTCACTCTTGTATGAGCTATCTGAGTAAGCATACACGCTAAACGAGAACGCTGGGATAGGTCCCATGCTTTGAAAGTTAGTTGTATCGCTAGAAGGTGGTGTTGTGCTGGTAAATGACGAGCTTGCTTTGCAATAATAATTGTATCCTGAATAGCTATAGATTTGTCCAGGGTTTGCCGTAATACCAGAAGTCCAAGCACCAACATTGGTTAGCTTTAATGAATTACAACCTTGTGCGTTTACAATCATTACTGACGGCACTTTTGAAATTAAGAACTGGCCTAGTGTGGCTACGCTAATGATGTTACTAAAATTAAACCTCATTGCGTTAACGTAATTGCCGTTTGTAGCGATTACGGCTACATTACCATAATCAAGGTATAGGTTACTGAACGTCCAGCCTTCTACGCTACCTGTACCGCCTGCTGTGTCAGATCCTTGTAAATATAACGAACAAGACAACGGATCGTACGGATAACCAACCGCACCAAATAAGCAGTTGTCCATTACGCACTCATTAACTGCACCTGTATCATTACTGATTTGTACGGCACATGGGATTGTTTCAGCTATACCTGATCCCACTGTAGCAGTACCGCTAGCAGGCACGGCATAGATTGGAGTAGCTTTAGCAACTACGGCAGAGCTTGTAACGCTAGTGATTCTCCAGAAGCCATTGTATGCTGGAGATCCCATATTCTTTAAAACTATAAAATCATCTGCAAAGAATCCTGTGGTCGATGAAAGGTTAACTGTTACATACGTTCCGTCTGAGGTTACAGACGTTGGCGTGTATTTATAACGTGCCCCACCTCCACCGAATCCACAGTTGGTTATGGTAGCTGATGTACACGTACCTTCCATGATAAACGCAGGTGCTGTGTTGTCGCTATTACGTATGTTAACACTGTTCATCGTTACGCCCGATGCTACGGAATGTAACAACACGCCACAGTTAGCTGCTGATTGTAATGTAGAGTTCTGTAAGTTAAAACATGAGCCTGTGAATAGCATACCATCACCTGATATGCCGTCTAAGAATATATCCTCGTAGTTACACAAACTTGATGCGTCATTACTGCTAACAACATTGATTAGCGGATAACCAAGTGTGCGTGTAACATTGGTCTTAAAACCTATAGCACTCATGGTGAAGTTGCTATTGGTTACGTATAGTATGTTAGCCGTTGTGCTATTGGTTATAAACTTGGTTGTGTTGCTACCATCGCCTTGAAAGTGAACCTGCTTGCTTGATACGTTGATAGGTCCATCTACGCGGTAGTAGTTACCGTTGCTTGGAAAGTAAACACACGCTCCGTTAGGAACGCTACTAAGCATTGTGTTGATGGCGGATGTTAGGTCTGTACCGCCAGCTCCTGCTGCAACAATACCAAAGTCATTAACATTATACGCAGGACCATTAACCCATGCTGGTGCTGCTGATGCACTACCTGTACCTGTCTGTGAAAAATATTGTCTGCGTGATCCTGTATTGCCAGCTAAACGAGTAGCTGTACCTGATGTACCACCATAGATGCTATCACCTAATGTAGTCATAGGATTGGTAAGTGTACTAATGCTCGTATTAGTTGCTGATGTTATCTGACCTTGAGCATTAACAGCGATTACTGGAACTGTTGTAGATGATCCGTATGTGTTAGCAGTAACACCTGTTGTGTTTAAATATACACTTACATTACCTGTTGTAGGACTAGCACCAACTCCTATTGAACCGTTAACGCTAGTAACTGCACCTGTAATTGTAGTGTTTGTTGTTCCTGTAGCTGGTGTGCTATCAGGTTTAGATCCACCAGCAGTCCTATCTATGGCTTTGGTGTTGCCTGTATTGCTTGTGGGTAAGATAGCCATTAGCGGATTGATTTATTCTTCTTCTTTACTGAGTAAGACTGAGGTGAAGGTCCACGCAACACTTTATGTGGTGTATGCCTAGATTCACGAGCAACGAACGATGTGCCTTCAATCATACCTAGTCTGTGAGCTTCTGACATAGTCCTAAGTGCATCAGCACCATGACTGAACTCATCATGCACTGGTTTTTCATAGATTGTGTCACGATCTGTTTCTTCACGTTTATGGTAGTATTCTAAGCAATCGAGTCCACTGGGTGCACTGTTATCTGTACTTCCAAACGTCTTTGAGCAGTTGGTTTTGTGGATGTAGCATCGTGGTAAAAGAGAACGAAGTTCATTAATACCGAGCCAGATATCTGGTGTTCTAGGCACGATTGTAATTCTATCCAATCCTGCGTTTGTAAGATCTGTACGCCAGCTACCGCCACGTCTGACGTGGTCTGCATCATGTGGTAAGAAGTTCGTTCGTATCGTAGTTCTGTATTTGTCTCCCCATTCTCTGACTTTGCTTGCATAATGGCCTGTGGTTTGTCCATTTGCTGAATAATAATCTACTAAATTGATGTGCCTGCCTTCCATTTGTACCAGCCAAATGCAGGTAAAGTCGCTATCACCTACGTCCCAGAATGTATCAAATGGCAGATCGTTATCTGGTTCATAATCTTGGATTTGGTTATTTGCACGCAATTTGGCAATAGCGTCGCCATAAATAGATCCAGCAATAGCTGCTGAGAAACTACATTCGTATTCACGATTGTATTCAGACTCGTTCATGCTCTTACGAGCAGAGTCTAATTCATCTTGTGCTATGATCCCTGATCTAGAAGCAGGTAAAATCATGGTGTACCATTCAGGGTCAGAAACTGCTTTGTCATACAATCTATAAAAACTGTTACGGCCTTTAGGTGTACCAATCCATGTTGCCCAGCCTTTACGGTCTGACAACGCAGGTCTAATAACTGATGACCATACGTTAGGGTCCATGTCAGCAGGTTCATCTATGATGATACCATCTAGGTATATACCACGCAAGGCTTCCGCATTATCTGATCCATATAACGTTATACGACCATCATTAGGCAGTTTAATGTGTAACTCAGACTCGGAAACCACACGGCCTGGTATAGGTGCTGTGTATTGTTTCAAGTAATCCCATGCTATAGCTTTGGCCTGTGTCCTATAAGGTGCTATGTAAGCGAACCTTGGAGCACGTAATGTGCATTTCATAGCCTCTTTTATCAGCTCATTAATACCAGATACAGTCTTACCTCCACGTCTATGCACAACAAGGACAGACCAACGTTGTGATCTGCTATGCCATTGTACAAAGGCTTTACGTGGCGTATAAGGGATTATTATGTTCAAGGGGTAGTGGCGTATCCCTTTAAGTGTTAAAAGGCTTTATTTTGGCTCAGATTGCCAAGAAATGACTAATGGTGCTCCGTCATTACCTGTTAATTCGGTATGTACACGATCACCATACTTCTTTGGGTTCATTTTGGTTACATACCATTGTCTGGCATGAACTCTCAACTTATCTACTGCAACGTCTTGTGGAGTTGAATTGTCCGCTATTTCAATGATCTCACTTACAAGGCTTTCAACACCAGCAATCCTAGCTTTTTCTATAGTTGTTGCAAACTCTGGGTCATCTTTCATCTTATTCCAGAATCTACGAGCAAACGAATGTTTGTAACTCTTACATACAGAATGAGTTGTCTCACCTGCTGCTAAACGAGCACAGACATCACCTATAACCTTTGGGTTATCTAAATCATCTTCTGGAGGTATTACCATACGGTATTACTTCTTTGGATTAACAATAGTGTCTAAAATACTGTCGTTAGTGGAAACCATAATACTACGAGTATATGTTTTATAGACGTATGCAAACGAAAAAAGTTACGTAATTAGGCACCTAATTACTTTAAACATAATATTTAGATATTGACAATGTTATACATTGTATTAACTTGTTATACGAAATGAATACTATAAACATAAATAAAATGAATATGACTAAATCAGTATATGACATAGCCTTTGAACAAGGTTTAAATGCGTTTCGCAAATTATCAGCATCAGACAGAAAATATGCAGATTCACGTCATTTTAATCCATATAATGACGGTCAGCCTTTAAACAGTGAAGTAAGCTATCAAGAGCTATCAAGTCAGTTTAATGATGGTTGGTTTGAAGCACAATGCGAACTGGCACAGTTGCAAGAGGATCGGTTCGATGAACAGTTCTAACTTATTAAGGCGATAAAATGAAGAACAAACTTACTATTACAGATATGCACTTCACTGTAAAAAGTGATGATCATGTGTTCGTAGCAACGCATTACGCTCAAGATTGTTTTACGGTATCAGTTACAAAGCCAATCAACTCTATGGGTTGGCCTACATTAAATAACAAACAGGTACGTGAACTTATTAATTTCTTACAATCTAAACTTAATAAATACAATGAAAAAACTAAATAATGAAGATATCAAAGAAATCGTGGGTTCTATATTGTTTTTATCTATAGCACTTGTGGCAGTTTGGTTTATGTTTGCTTTGTAATTTAAAAGCCTAAGCAAACTATGAACCCTTATGCTGTTTGGGTGCCCACTAACACTGGGCATTATCTATTAACATTCGCTACATTAGATGACGCACATCTATTTGTTATTAAATTTGGTGGTGGGTTAGAAGTTATACCCAACACGTTTGAAAACTTTTAAGTTAATCTACTCTTAACGTATTATCTAAAAATAAAATGAGTCCGTTACAACAAGACAAAGCAATAGCCATATTTTGTGGCTGGTATAAAGACAACGATCGTTTATGGCGTAACAGTCACCATGCAGGTTTAATAAGATGGTCTCCACCTGAATATTCTAGCTGTTTAAATTTGATGCACGATGCTGAGAAATATTTATCAACTGAACAGCAAATCATATATTCAACATACCTTACACCAGGCTATGATTCAGATGAAGATACTATGGAAATATTTGCATCTGCTAAACGTAGAGCTGAAGCCTTTTTAAAGACTATTAAAAAATGGAAACCTGCCGACGAATTGTAAAACATACCGATACAGAAAGTGAAAGTTATCAACGTATAATCGCACTAATTGAAAAGCATTGTCCAAAGATGATGCGATTAGGTGGTTATTTAAGTAAAGAATTAGAAACTTACTTAGAAAAAGATAAAGATTTTGATAAACGTATAAAGAATTGGAAAATTAAAAATGAAAACAAAAACAAAAATTAAAACATTAACACCAAAGCAGCATCGTAAAGCGTTTGATTCACTTAAACGTAAATACAAAAAGTTAGATATAAGCTATAATCTTTTACTTAGTAATTTAGGCGATTTGCATACAACTATGACTGGTTTGCGTGTAGAGTGCCAAGCCGAGGCAGATCGTAACTTAATGTTAAAATCTGAACTACTACACAGTAAAGAAGAAGCTGCTGACTACATTAAAGTTAACGAGATAATACGTGGGCAACTTAGGGTATTACAACAACAGATAGACAATAATGTTTGGTTTGATCCTAAGTGGGGTTGCAAATTCTTTTTTGTTGCAGGTACAAAAATGCTTTGGAATAAGGCTAAGACTAAATTTAAACGCAAATGAAGCCTTATTATGAAGATAATTCAGTTATTATTTATAATGGTAACTGTTTAGATGTAATACCTATTTTAAAACAACCTATCTTTAATGTTACTGTAACTTCACCGCCTTATAACATGAGGTTAAGAGTTAGAGATGGTAAATACGTTAGTCGTGAAAACACCAAGCATTTTTCTAAAAAGTATAAAGACTTTAGTGATGATATGCCTATAGAAGAATATAAATTATTCCATGAAAAAGTCTTGTTTAAATGCCTTACAGTATCTTCTACTGTATTTTATAATATACAGTTAGTTACTGGCAGTAAAGAAGCGTGGTTTAAAATAATGGGGTTATTTAATGAAAAAATAAAAGATGTAATTATTTGGAATAAAGGTTTTGGTCAACCAGCTATGCACGACAACGTACTCAATCGCAGTTATGAGATGATATACGTCATGGAAATGTATGCTAATAAAGGTAAAGAATTTAGATATTCTAAATTTGATCGTGGTACTATGTCAGATGTTTGGAGATTTGAAAACAAAGCTGAACAATTTGAAGGACATAATGCAGCATTTCCAATAGATTTACCTATTAAAATAATTGATAATTGGTCTAAACCTAACGATTGGATTCTTGATCCTTTTGGTGGGACTGGTACTACTGCTAGAGCAGCTAAAGATTTAGGCAGAAAATGTGTAATGATAGAAATTAGCGAAGAATATTGTGAAATAGCAGCTAACAGAATGAAACAGGAGGTATTTAGTTTATGAATCCTGAACAACAAGAAATTGTATTTGATGGTTTAGAAACCAGACTAGAAAAGAAGTTTAATCAGTTCATAGCTAAAAATCCTAGAATATGGAATTTATTTGTGGACTTCACATTTCAAGCTATAAAGCGTGGTCATAAGCATCTATCATCTGATATGATACTTCATCGTATCAGATGGGAGACAACGATTATGACGGTAGGTGCTCAGTACAAGATTAGTAACGATACTTCACCTTATTTTGCTAGGAAATTTCATAAGGAATACCCTTTGTACGATAATTTCTTTAGAACTAAGAAACTTTCAGAGTCTTGACCAGCTAGGCCATAGCCTTACAACTTGAGTTATGAGCCTAGATATGAAGTATAACTTCTACGATGTAGTGTATAAACTGACATCACAAGAGCCTGGGCAGGTTGTAGCCTACATAAACAATCCTGATGGCTCATGGCAGTATGAAGTTGATTTTCAAACTTCAGGTATAGCTAGGCTATGGGAAGGCCAGATCACAAAGGACAAACCAGGCTTCGAGATGGCACCTATCGGCGGTGACGAGGCTTAACTTTCTTAATTGTATAGAACTTAGTGGCTACGCATCTGTTATTACTGCGTATATGCCTATACATTTTACATTCTAGTTCACCACGTATTACCCCACGTTCTAATATGCCTACAGCCTTATCTAGGCTTACTTTAAACTTATGTGCATATTCTCTGGCTGATATAGCACCTTCTGGTGGAGTCTCTGGAACTTGAGTCTCGTTAAACTCATTCCACATCTTTTCATAGGAGTCTTTGCCAATAGTAACTAGCATTGTACAACTTTTGCTTTTGGTGGATTAAAGGATCTAAAGTGTACCTCTGGTAACTCTCCTTCTTTTTTGTTACGCCAATCTAAAATGTATATACTAGGACAAGGTCTGCCGTCTGGTACTACTTTGAACCCAAACCGAGTAAGACCTTGCCATGCACCAGTAACGACTGTGAGACGATTACCATCGCAATAATGACCAGTCCTATGGCGGTGAGCACCCACAATAATATTAGGAGGAGTATCGCCCACTCGTACAGCCTCATTAACTGCATTACCCAGTTGGATCGTATGTTGTGATGCTTCAAGATAACTCCTACTTGTTGTTGGGAAATGATGCCTAACTGACATCAAGTTTCCCATAATATTTAAATCTAGTCTGTCGAAGATCGGGATTTGCGTTTCAGGGTTTTTTTCCGCTTTGAAGATTTTACCGAGGACCGTTTCGTACCCTTTGACGTGACATTCAGTTCCTTTGATAAAATAAGATTTTGTGGCTTTGGCACATACTCCTCCCAATACGGTCTCTGCGATACGGAGATGTTCTCCCTCATTAGGTGTAACGATTTCAATAGTCCTGTGATGGTTTCCTTCAATGCAGTCACCATTGACGATAAGGCAATGCGGATCTTTTCCGAGTAACTTTGTTTTGTATTCATGGGCATAAATCCAACATTCCCATAGCCACTTTTGCAATGGGTTTTGCTTAATCTCATTACCTTCTTCAGTAACAAAATCAGGAGGCAGTAAGCCTACAGTAGATCCACAATGTAGGTCTGAAATAATAACTGCGGTCTTAATCTTGGCAGAGGCCACATTCTAGTGGCTATTAACATTATCTATTTTGTCAATATTTATGTATTTGTTTAATAGTTACAATTAAGTTAATACCTAATGTATTATATCTTAAGTAATGTTAAGACTCAATGTATCACATATAATACACTAACCATGAGAGGCTCGAACTCTCATCTTCAGACACCATCTAGAGCTACTAGTCTGATGTAGTATTATTCATACTCCTGAGATACTTTCCTTTGTACTAATGGTTAGATATTTTTATTATACACATATTTATATTAAAGTATAGTTTATGTTATCAGTTCGAGGTATGGGTCCACACTTCACCCCTTGATAGGAGGAAGTGTAGTCATAGCAGATGCCATCAGACTGAGTCGGGGTTGCCAACATACATAAGCACGCTCGGTATTGTCCTTTTTGACGTATAGCTTATGCCTTCACAGAACTTTCGTTCTACTGGAATTAAGACAGGTGGGTCTAACATTGATCAAGCCTGTCACCGATAACTCTAGAGTTCCGCACCCAGTGGGCTTCGAGCGTCGTCTAGTTTTCTAACTGCATAAAAAGTCCCTAATGCAGCTCGAATCTGCACTAGGGACATGAGAGTGGAGGGAAATGAAATAAACCTCCAAAAGTGTACTATGTAGATTCGAGCTACTTTAAAGAACATTAGCGAACTTGAGAACGAGGGTTTATAAATCAATAACTATTTTTACAAATTGTGTTGACTGTGTTATACAATGTTATACGTTGTTTTACGTTACTATGAAAAAGCCACAAACTAAACGCCATATTATTGCCTTTGAATTGTCGGAGGATTCCAAGAAGATGCTTGAATCAACGGCTAAGAAATGCGGTATCAGTACAGGTAAGCTGATCCGATTCATTATAAATGAAGGCTATGCGGTAGCTGCTGAGAAGCTAACCATTTTGTCAGAAAACAACTAAACCCATAAAAAAATGAATAACAAAGTAAATGAAATGCCGTCCTTTGATAGCTTCTTTGAAAGCCTACTTAGGACTCAGTTAATAACAACAAGTGATATCAACCAAGATCCTGTTACTTATAAAAAGACAGGTAATGACGTAAACCCAAATGAGGATATTAAGAATGACTAACGAACTCGCCACAACCACTAACCAAGCACAGTTAAACCACCGCCAAGCTACTGATGTAGCTGGCCTATGCCGTGATATAGTCGTAAAGACTTCTCAGCCCATACAAGGCCGTAAATACGTACGTGTTGAAGGCTGGCAGTCTATTGCAGCAGCACATGGCTGTATAGCCTCAATAGATAGTGTGACTGAGACTGACGAAGGCGTTATAGCAGTTGCTTCCCTTCTTGATTCGTCTGGCAATGTAAGGGGCAAAGCAGAGGGCTACGTAGGCAAAGATGAAAAGCTCTGGGCAGCACGCCCAAAGTATGCACAGCGTGCTATGGCTCAAACCAGGGCTATTAGTCGTGTGTGTCGTAGTGCTTTCGCTCATGTAGTTGTATTAATGGATGCAGGGTTGGAAACTACACCAGCAGAAGAAATACCAGTCGAGTCAGAAACACCAGTTGCTGAGGCTAAACCTGTAAAGTCTTATACTCCAGCACCTAAGCCTGTACAGGAAGTTGCACATACTGAGGCATCAGATGGTGAATCATGGCGTACTGCTATAATACATTTTGGTAAAAACAAAGGTAAGGCTTTAGGTTATTTACCAGAGAATACGCTAAGATGGTATCAAAACGAATGGCAGCCACAACCTTGGCAAGGCGAGATGAAAACATCAGATTTAGAACTACGTGCAGCACTTGACGCTTCAATGGGTAAGACCGCCACACAAGAAGAAGTAAACCTAGATGAAGAAGTTGGTGAAGTACCGTTCTAATGCAGCTAAGACCTACAACGTTATTAGCCTACTTCGTCATAGGTCGTAAAAATCAGGAACTACTAGCCCAAAGATTCTCTGAAAACTATGACGAAGCTAGGGCTGCTGCTGCCAAACTTGGAGGCGTTGTAACCAATGCCTCTAGGTTACGGTGGTTAGGGAATAAAGTCGAAGTATTAGAGAACGCAGACAGAGGCCGTAAGGCCATACAAAGAGTATATGTAAACGATAAAAAATTAATTAAAGGATTTAAAAAAAATGAAATTATACGAAACAACAATCGAGTTAGAAAAACTATGGAATGAAGCCAGTGCTATAATCGAATACGGTTCTGATCAAGTTGCTGATGAAGCAATATTACGTGATATAGAATCTAAGATGAAGCTCGTTGAGTCTGAGCAAAAATCATTAGGACTCCACATTGCTACATTGATTAAAAACCAACGTGCAGAAACTAAAGCTTTAGAAGAAGAACTTGATAAACTTAAAGCCAGAGTAGAAAGATCTACAAAAAAAGAACAATGGTTAACCAGCTATTTACAAACATTCATATCTGCTGGTACTAAGTTATCAGATCCTAGAGCTACGATTAGCTGGAGAAAGTCTAAGTCAGTTGAAGTATTAATTGATGTAGAAGATCTGCCACTTAGGTATCAGAAGATTAAAATCACAAGAAATCCTGATAAGATTTTTATCAAGGAAGTTCTCGAGGTCGGTGATCCACAAAATGAATTAGAAGGTAAAGCAAAGCTCATTGAAAAAGATAATATACAAATTAAATGAGTCTTTCAAAACACATGAGAGAATATTTCGGACGGCAAATCCGAAAACATAACCTCACAAAAATAGGACCTTGGGATGGTAATCAATTTGAGTACCATCTCAAAGCTGCAATTAAATCTTACGATGAGGCTAAGAAGGCTTCTATAGCTACCCAGAACCAAGCATTAATTAAAGTTATGGCTTTGATTGAGCCTAAGAACTGGGAAGCAGTATGTGAAAAAGATCCAGAACTAGCAGGACTCGTAAGATATGAATGGAGCAGATTAACCCCAACAGATAAAAAACTTATAACAATTAAAATGCAGTCGTTATGAACTATGGAAATACAGATACCCACGTACCCAAATATGTAGCAGAAAAGAATGAACAGGATGCAAAGATTAAAGGCTTTATGCTTGGCCTAATAATCGGTGCGGTACTTTCATACCTTTTCACGTTAGTAAAATGAATCTATCCTACACAGAAAGATTTATTATTATTGTTGGGATAACTATCTCGGTAGTTATCCTTTCAATAGGCACAAGTTATTACATAGCTCATCACCAGCCTGTAATTAACTTTAATTTACAAAACAAAAAACCTAATCAATGACACCGTATGAGTTCCAGGCGTTACTCAAAGCAGCTTCAAAAGACTTCCATAGGCTTAACAGTGGAACTACAACAGAAGTATCTACCAATAATAAACCTAAAGCCAAAAAAAATAAGTCTATGGCTAAAAGGTTACGTACCACCATCACCGAACCAGATATACGGCAGTCATTGGAGCAAAGCCCACAAGCTGAAACACTCAGCACAACAGGCACTGCTAGACGCATACGTGTCAAGTTCACTTGCTGGAGGAAGCGACTCCTTGATACCGACAACAAGTTTGGCTCAATCAAGTATTCATTAGACGCATTACGGTATGCAGGTCTATTAAAAGATGACCGTGAATGTGATATAGAACTGATCGTAGAACAAATCAAATCCACTAACGATAGGGAAGGTACTTCTATCGATTTAGAATACTATTGACAATGTTATACAAAACAACCCTACTATCATTAAGACAGTAGGGCTGCATATTGATGCCTGATCTCTGGCAGGGGATCGTCTTAACCTCAGTCGTATAGACTGGGGTTTTTATTTCAAACGCCAAGTGGCGTAAAGCGTTAATAACGAAAATCCTAAAAAGATTACCAAGACTACTTGGCCTTTAAATCCTTCTAATACGGTTACTCTTCCATTAGTTTTAATTGTTTGCTCTTTAATCTCTGCAAGCACTTTGTCTTGATTGTCTAGACGCTCAAAGAGTCTAGCAAAGTTGGAGTCGTGTGATTGTGGATTAAATTCGCTCATACCATACCTTTGGTTTTAAGTAGAGCGATGTAGGTGTCAAGAGAATGATACCTTACTAAGTTATAATCATTGACCTTTCCTTCATTTAAAACAACTGGATCGCCTATGTGCATCCAAGCCTGATTAAAAGCATACATAGGAACTTGTGTCACTACGTCATAACGTACCGCATAACGTACGACTTCTGACAATAAAGCCTTAGCACAATTAGCAAATACTTCATCACCACATTTAGGTGAACCAAAGGTAACAAGTGTTCTAGCTTGTATTTCAGTAGCTAGGAGCGTAGCTAAAGCACCACCAAGGCTATGCCCAGCCACGATAAGGCTATCAGGATCGAGTTTCTTACGCCAAAGGGTATCATCACCCTCTTTTGTCTGTAAATGCAAATATAGGCCAAAAAAGCCTTCATGTATCTTACCACTGCAAATAGGTATAGCTGATGTGAACTTAACGTCTAGATCATTAGCCCATTCGCTCCATGCTTCTGTACCACGAAATATAACTACCTGACCTTGATCTTCAGCATTGGCTATAAAACCGTATGGTCTCATGCCATCTTTATCTTTACTGTATAGTACGTCAACTAACGTGTAACCTAAATCAGATAGATCTATAGTAGTAGGATCTGCAAGTTGTGGTAACTTGTAGGCTTTATTGCAAAGCAGTGCTATGACTATATCAGACGGTCTAGTGTAACTCATTTATCTTTGCAGAAAGTTCTGTTCCACCACCAAAACAATATAGATAGCACGATATATGATAAGGCTAATATGCCTACAAATATAGCAAATGCCATTAATAACCAATGTACCCAATTCATTTAGTAGGAACAATGACTGGTGGATTTGAACCTGCGGTCAAGCTAGAAGCAGAAAAGCTCCATGTTGTACCAATAATTGGAATACCAATATTAGCTTTAACATTAAGAACTGAAAAGCCTGTAGAAGTCCAAGCAACTCCTGTAGCACTTTCGCTATGGCTATAGACAGGAGTGTTGGTACTTTGGGTAATATCAGCAGCAGAAACATTCATAGCTGCTATTTGGCTAACAAAAGACGAAGCGTTCTTAGTAGCCGTACTAGCACAACTACTTAGCAGGAGGGGTATTAACAGGAGTGGTAGGCGTTTCATAAGGTTGATTCTTTAAATAGGCTGCAATAACTGTACCTGAAGCTGCTACAAACTCAGCTATACTAACAGCCCAGTCGAGCCAATTCATCTGGCTAACTTGCTGGTGACTGACTCCCTTAAACTGTGAAGCAAAGCTATCCGCTAATGCCATAACAATCATGCAATAGGCGAATCCATGCTTATTAATATGATCGTTCATGTGTTAGCGTAGAAGCCTTGAGCTGACCAATAGACGTTAGCTGAAGTAGTACCTAGCTTGATGCTTAAAGCATTACCAGCACTGCCACGTATAGGCGTAGTGAGGTTGATTATGAGTGGAGATACCTGTGTACCTGATGGGACGTTAGGAGCGTATGCAGTCCAAATGACAGTAGAACCATCGAGGATAGATACAGTTGTGCCTACAGTTGTAGAGGTATTAGAAACGACTAAGTCTGTAAGATAGTTACGTGATCCTATTGTGTTACCATTATAGTCGGTGGTGGAAACAGCAGGAGCAATTTGCGTAGCAGTAGTCGTGGTTAAAGCAGTAGTACCTGACGTGCTCTGCCATTGGTAACGTGTAGTTGTAGGAGTCATTGTGAATTATTAGTTGTTATGGAAAGGTTATTAGTCGTTACGGCTGGCGTTGCAACGGCATTATTCGTCGTGAACGTAACAGGCGTAGGATCTTGCAGGGTAAACAACGCTGGAGCTTGTGCTACGTTGGTTGTTACCTCGGGCAAAGGAGCTGTAAACGTGTTAGTCGTACTGTCATAATGCCAGCCCATGCCTGCTCCTAATGCTGGTACGCATTTAATTGCCGTAGGATAGACCAATTGCACACAAGCAGGATAATTAAGTGCGTTTACAGGATCGCTTACCATTACCTCTATCACCGTGCCATCAGCGTCTATAAGAGCATAGTTAGCCGTTTGTCCATAAGCTGCCGTAGCTAAAAGTATAAAGAATAGAGCTTTCATTAGAACGTAATAGAACCGTTAGTTAAGAATGTGTATATCTTGAATCCACCAGATGTAGTCTTAGTGCCGTTTGTTACTGACGTAGCATCAGGATAAGATGATGGGTAAGCTAATATGACAATACCTGAACCACCTGCTGCTGAGACACTGTAATAGGTAGAACCACCTGCTCCACCGCCAGTGTTAGTAGCACCAGCCGATCCTGCACTACTAGAACTTCTAAGTGCCCCATTTCCACCACCACCCATACCAGCATAGCCTATTGTTGTTGTACCACCACCACCCCCACCACCTGCGTAGGAAGCACCAAATGGGTTTTGTGAGGCTATATAATCACCATAATTTGCTATCGTAAAATTATTAGAAGAAGCATCAGTAAATGTAGGTGCGTTAGCAGTTAGTAACTGTGTACCACTAATTGCGGTTAAAGGTGCAGTAGGAGGAGTAAATCCTGACGTATAAACAGCAGTGTTTGTTATACGTAAATTAGACATATAAAAGTTTGTACTAGTGCCATTTGTATTTCCGATCAATAAAGGTACACTTGTATTGATTTGAGGAGATCCGCTTATTGAACCAGTAGCTGAAGATACACCATTAATATAAATGGTTAAACTTCCTGCGTTATTAACAAACGCTAAATGTGTCCAAGTGTTTACAGGTATTGCTGTACTAGTTGTAAGAAAATTCGCTGAACCTGTATAATAAAAAAAACATACAGTACCATCGCTTAAGGGTCCAAAAGTCCAATATGCGGTATCAGCAGATGGACCAATTTGATTTCCAATTACAGTACTTTTACTAGTGTAAGTGGCAAAAGTAGTTGGAAATATCCAATACTCCAAAGTATAACTACCACTATACCAATTAAGTAAAGTTGATGTAGGCGAAGATACTTGGAAATAAGTATTATTGTTTTTGTAAGACCAGCTATACTTTGCTGGGTTGGCTATGTAGGTTGTTAAACCATCGCCTCCGTTACCGCCAACATTACTAGCTGCATTGCCTCCTAAACCAAAATAGCCACCACCACCACCTGATGAAAAAGGAGTATTAGTATTATATCCATAACCGCCTGCA